CCTGCCTCTTCATGAAAGAAGTATGTACAAGGCCCCCCTACCCCTGCTGTTGCATTTTTTTCAAAAGAAGCTCCTTGTATTTTAGATCTTAAACCTTTTTGTGTTTTTCTAGTGTTAATTGTTACTTCAATTTTTTGTTCCCATAACAATACTTTACCAGGATTAGATGGTCTGTACCATGCAGTGTGCTCATTTAAAAAAGTTTTATATTCATCTAAAAACTTCCAAGAACCTTTATCATTAATATAATCTTTTAACGCTGCACCTATCTTTAATGTAGCACCTTCTTCAAACCAATACATATTAATTAGTTTACCCATATGAAAGTATGAAGATGCTATCTGTCTTTTCTTTAATATTGCAACATGTTTATAATTAATTTCAGCCATTATTTCATATAAGGCCATATGATACTGAGCATCTCTTACTTTAGCAAAGCCGTATGCTTTTTCTTCTTTATCAAAAATAGGTAAGAAGTTTAACCACATGTAATAATCTCTAGTAAGATACCATGTGTTCCCTTTGTTTTTATATATTACACCTTCTCTACATTTGTTTTTTTGATCTTCCCAATATTTCATGAAATCTTTTGATCTCATAGGTTTATCACAATAAAAACCTAGTTTGTTAAATCTAGTTGCTTCTTCATTAAATACAAATGCTGTTTCATCAAATTTATATTTTCCTGGTTCAGAAAATATTTCATCTATAAATTCCCTAAAGTCATCTATCTGTTCAAATACAGTTTCTTCCCAGACACCTTCATTCCATGTAGGTATTGTTTTATAGTTGGTCATAAGCTAATCCTTGACCACCACGCACTGAAGTTGATTGTTCTTCCTTCATGTCCTTATATGCTCCTTTAAATGATTGTCTAATAGCGTCAAAGTTTTTTGCTGCACTAACAAGTGAATTAATATTACCATCTCTTCCGTGTTCTATAGAAGTACTTTCCATATATTTTGCTAGTTTATCTATCATAGACTTAATACCTTTGTAAGCTCTAAAAGTAGGTGTTTCATATAGCTCTGCACATTTATCTAATGCATATCTTATTTTTGGACATTCTAAAGATTCTTCCATGTTTATCTCATCTAATATTACTTCCTCTTTATCTACTTCTGGTACATTAAAAAAAGGGTTAAGATCTGGGTCAGGACATGTCATGTAAAATAAATACATATATACATCTAAATAAGTATCAGGATATTTATCCATGATTGCTTTTAGAAATTTTAAAGTATAACAATGCTCAGTAGGAACAACTTTGTTGTTTGATATGTCAAATAATTTTACTAACATACTAAACGCTTGTTGCCATTAATTTCATAAAATCAGCAAGACTTTCATTAACAACATATATTTTTTGTGACTCCATTGTTAATTCAGTTTTTAAAACATTTATTGTATCATCATCAGGACTTATAAAAGATTGATAACTTACTATTTTTTCTAAGTCTATAGTAACTGATGTAGTATCATTAAAGTCAGTTGTTTGTAAACCTACCCATTGATAAGTAGGTTCTTGATTTAAACAATAACCCATTCTGCTTGCAGTACTACCTCCACCAGGTCCAATTGCTGTATTTGTTCCTATATCTACTTCTTCACCACCTGCATCATAGCACCCACCTGAATTTGATCCTATAGAAGTATCTATACCATCATTTTCACTTTCCATATCTGCTAACGTTAATACATCTAATTGTTTAAATTTTGCCATATTATTTTTTGTCTTTTAACCACATTATTAATGATCTAACTTCATCTTTCATGTAAGGTAAATCATATATTTTAATATTTTTTATTATTGGTTCTCCTTGTTCATCATATCTAGTAATAGGATAACCATGATCATTTTCTCCTTCTTTTTCAAAAGCAACGTGTTGTACAATAAGCTTACCTGGTTTTAATTTAGGGTTATGCTTTAATATAATATACATATATAAACTCAATTGTATGTTATAATGATTAAGATTACAGTCATCTAAATGTGATAAAGGTTTATACATTTTAGATGTAACACCTTCCCAGTTAGTGAATCCTTTTTCTTTTATCTCCTTATTGGTTTTATAATCTGTTATAGTAACTTTACCATTAACAACAGTAACTAAATCTGCCTGACCACAGATAGCTGCTGATTTTAAATAAGCTAAATGTTCAGGATATACACCATCTTGTAATTTTTGTTCTGGTGCTATCTTAATACCAGCACCATCAATAATTGGTTTTATTATTGGTACTTCTACACCTTCTCTTTCTATTGTACTAAATTCAAGTAAACCATCTTCTCTTTGATTATGATACCAATTACCTAGTTTAATAGCTCTTTGTGTTTCACCATCCCATGCTGCTAATATTTCTTTAGGAGTCATACCATACCACTTAGACCTTTTATTTTTACAAGACTTTTTAGCTTGTTTTTTAGCATCAAACTTAGGTTTAAATTTACCTATAAATGAGGTAACGCTAGTCCAGGTTATATTATCCTTTTCTAGGTTTTCATCTATGCTTTCATAAATATGATCTTGTTCTTTAAATATTATTGCCATTATAAGTTTTTGTTTCTTTGTTTATTTTCATTTTCTACTAGTTGATCAAACAAAGCCCTCTCTTCATCTTCTGACATTAGTTCTTTCCATTTACCTTTAGGGCATGAAGCAGCTAAAGATCTTGTCTTATATGCTAAACTACAACCACAATCAGCACAACAAGGTTGAGTGCCTGGTGCTGCACATGACTTTCCGTTTAGATCTAATTCTTTACATTCTTTACATATTTGCCATCTGTGATCTGCAATAGCTTCTACATAATCTCTTTTAAACACTTTATTTTTTACACCCTCATATACCTGAGAAATATTTTTAACACCATTTAGTAATTTACTTATGTTCATCTTTCCATTGTTTTTTGGTTTTTATCTCTTCACTAATGCGTGATGCAGCTTTTTCCATTAGTTCTAACTTTTCTTTTATAGGTACGTGCTTACCATATCCTGAGTAAGTCCTTTTTTCTAAGTTACCTAACATGTCTTTATGTCTCTTAATTGCTCTATCTAATCTACCCTTTCTTGTTATAAAAGTACCAAGGTTAGGTATTCTTATCCTTGTATGATCAAGACTTTCAATATTCTTTCTTATTTCATTGTAAAAAAATCTAACAAACTCATCTACTAAATCCGGATGCACTTCACATTCTTCTGCAATCTCTTTAAAGAATTTCCTATAGTTTTTAGGATTTAATTGCATATCCTTAGTTTCTATATTCATTAGTCTACACCAAGTATTTTAAAATCTAAAAATATATCTCCTGTAGTTTGAATTTTCATTTGAGGATTTAACATAACTTTTTTACCATCTTTTACAACTAATTCTTTTCTTTTTGCCTTTTGTATTGCATTTCTACAAGACTGAGGACTTTTAAATATTAATTGTTCAGATATAGTTTCACAAAAATTTGTTAAATCAATTGATTCTTTTTTAGCAAGTTCAGTGAGGCAATTTAGATCAGAAGTACTTATTAAAATATCATTCATAAAGCAGTGTGTAATAATTTGAAATTTTATTACATTATCTCTATTAATTTTTACTCTTTTTTCTACTTTGTTTACTATAGCCATTGTATTATTATTAAATAGATTCCCCCTGATGTATTAAGACATCAACTAAATAGGATTACACCAGGGGTTCACTATAATGTTTAGGCTTGCTTAAGCTTTCTTGCAGCTTCAGCTAAAGCAGGTTCAACTGCAGGAGGTGCTTTATCACTACTAGCATCCCAATCAGTACCAACTACATCCTGACCTTTTATTCCTGAAGGTGTAGGAGGAGGAGCTTGTTGTGCCTGTTGTTGTTGAGCCATAGCATTAGCTAAGAACGTTTGAGCTTGCACTCTTTCTGCTCTTGCAGTTTCAATTTCTTTTAACAATGTTTCATACTCTTTTTGAACTTTAAGATGAGAAATACTATCTTTGTAGTATGCAGTGATCTCATCTCTTTTTGCTTTCATTTCTGCTTGAGAAGCTTCTGCTTTTAATTGCTCCTCGGTTTTTGTTGTTTTTGCCATTTTTTCTAAAATTTGGTTTATAAATTATAATTAATATAATACAAAGATAATAAAATAAGTTTAAATATAAAAGGTTTAAACTATATATTTTAGTAACCAGTCAATAATTTAAGTACATCACCAATAGCTTTATGCCTGTGATTATCTTCTAACACACACTTATAAACAAAGTCAGAATCTTTTATTTTAGCAACTTCATGAATAGCAGAATAATTTTCATCTTTTATGTCAATTTGTTGATAATCTCCACAAAAAATCATCATTGAATCTTTACCTAATCTACCTAAAGCCATACTAAATTGTGATTTAGTTAAGTTTTGAAACTCATCTATTATAACTATACTATTTTCAAAGGTTCTACCTCTAAAGTGAGCAAGAGATACTAACTCTATTTCTTCAGAATCTTCCATTTTTTGTAATTTATCTGGCTTATTATAGACCTTTCTCATATTAGACTTAATAGGTACAAGCCACGGTTCTAGTTTTTCTTTTTCTGTTCCGGGTAAGAAACCATTATCTTCTGTAGATACTGTAGGCCTTGTTATTACAATCTTATTGTATTGACGTTTAAAAAACATATCAAGAGCTGTTTGCACAGCTAATAATGTTTTACCGCTACCTGCTTTACCAACTAAAAAATTAAATGGGTGTTTAAGAATTTCTGTCTTTGCTGCTTTTTGTTCCTCTGATAATACTATTGAGAACTTGACTGAGCTCTTTGGAGTCTTCTTCTTTCTGTTTTCTTGCATGTTTGGTTTTTAGTTTTGTAATAATGTCCCTTACCTCAGCACATTTTTCATATTCCTCATCTTCAATGAAGAAGTCCATCATATTAATTAATTCATCAGGTAAAATATCAGAAAATGGATCATGAGTCAAGAGTAAACCTCCTGTTTCATTAACAATATCTTTCATTTTTTTCCTTTTGGTTAGTAGATTGAAAGAATTATCAAAAGCTCTTCTTAGTAACTCTTGTTCAAGAATGTCTTGTTCTCTCTCACTTAAGTCATTATATTCTTCTAATGGATCATTGTCTGCCATAGTTATCTTTTTAGTTGCAAAGTTATAAACTTTTTTTATTAAGTTCCAAATTATTTTAGGCTAATATTTTTTTTGTTTAGTATATTTAACATATTTTTATACTCTCCTATCTGATTAGATTTACCTGTTAAACTCCATAATGGTAAAGTTCTATTAAAATTACTATATTCTCCAACTGCCCTGTTAAATTGATCTGTTCTGTTAAGATTTCCTATCATATTAGTATTTGGACTAGTATACTTAGGAAAAAGGTTAACTTTATTTTGTAATCCCCTATAAGCTGCTTTTCCTGTTCCTAATCCAACAACTGCATTTAATCCTGCCATTCCATAATTATTATCTTCTAAATTTTTTGGAATATGTGATGCCATCTGAGCTCCCCAGTATGTGTTTAATCCCTGCCAAGGAGTTATTGCTGCTGATGTAAATGGGGTATTCATAAATGCTCTAGTTTTAGACGTATTCCACATTGTACCTAATGCTGGAAGTGCAGAAGTTAATATCTTTGCATCTGCTCCTAATGGTCCAAAAGTATGCATAGGATTTTCCATTGCATATTGTACATCATTTTCATTAATACCCATTAAATTTAAACTACCCATAAATTTATTATCTTTCCAATGATCTCCTACAGTTTTATAATGGCTTGAATTATCTATACGATTACCAAATATATTTTTCTTACCACCTTCAAAATCACCTCTAATACCTTTAGAAAAGTCAGAATTATACTCAGGATTATCTACCCAAACATTCTCTCCTGTTTCTGGATCTTCATAGTAAGTACCTTTCATTTGTGGGTTGTATGTTCCCATTTTATTACCATATACCTCAGATGGTAAATTATCAACACCTTGATAATGACTACGCAATTTCATTGAATTAAGAGCATCTTCTTTTGAATCTATTATTTGGTTAGGGTTTGAATTACTAGATTCTTGAAAAGTAGGTGTAGATAAAGCACCCTCATTAAAATTAAGGTTGTTAGTTGCTGTATTATTTATATATTTATTAAGTAAATTTCCACTTCCTCCTACAAATTGATCTATTATTAAATCAGCTTCTTTTTTACTAGCGCCTTCTGGAATTAGTCCTTTTTCTTGTAAAATTTCCCCTATGTAAATTCTTTCATTTCTCTCACCTTCATTAATCCTATTTGTTAATGTCCCCTTTGTAATTGAAACATAACCCCCTTCTCCATTATTTGCATTTGGATCCCAGAGTTCTGTGGGCTGAACTAATTTTTGACCATCTTCATCAACATTTACACGTTCATCTCTAAAATAGTTATCAACGTTTGTTACAAAGGAACCTACATTGTTTATAGCCTGTGCCCAAGCTGGCATGTTTTCTTGTTTAAAAGGTACAAGTTTTCCAGTTGTAGCACTTCTAAAATGTGTTTCATGTTCCGCTTTTGGATTCTCTATTGAATATTGATTATAGTTATAAGGATTATTCATATAGAATGGTGGAGTTATTTCTCCAGATGATAACATTTTCTTAAAATTATCCTCTCCATATTGTTCTACGTGATTATCCCACCATTTTTTTTGGTTTTCAGGCTGCATATACATGGAACGAGCAGATGTTTGTCCGTCATTAACATATGTTGTTTCGTAATTAGCTTTATTAGTATTTCTATGTTCATCTACTTTAGTTAAAACATCTAGCATATCTTCTTGAGATATATCAACATTATTGTTTTGATTAGCTTGATTTATAATATACATCATTGACTGCTGATCTATATTACCAGAGAAGTTTTCTATTATTTCATTTAATTCTCCTTTTGTTTTAACATTTTTAATTTGTTCTTGAAAAGAATTAATTTGATTACCAGATACGTTACCTAATCTTAAATCTTCTTCTGATCCAGATTCAGTAGTATATGGAATTCCTTTATACCAATAATTTGCAAGTCCTAAATCTCTTGACATTGCATAACCTTGATTTTTATCTTGAGGATACCAACTAAACATTGGTTCATTATTATCTCCATATGTTAATGAGAAATCCTTATTTACTCCAAAATTCTTACCTTCCCATGTAGATCTATCCATAATATCTACTCCTTCAGCAGTTTTTTGTGTCATATTATAATAATTCTCAAGATCTCTAAAACTATAACCCCCAGTACTTCTCCAGTTAGAAGCATTATTTTGATTCCAACCGTTTTTATATTGGTTAGTTTCAAAATCATACATATCATAAATAGTACCTCCTTGTTTTCCATCTCCTTTCTGACCGCCTTTTTTAAACCTTCTATACTTCTGCGCTTTTGTATTATACATTTTCTTTGATAGATTATAATTTGTTCCCTCAAGATGATTACCCCCATGTTTTTTCTTAGATAATTCACCACCTTCTTTCTTACGAATTGGATAAAACTCTGCCGGTTTAGTAAATATATCTGATAATTTGTAATCTAACTTATACATTGGTCCAAGTTCTTGATTACTTAAAGACTTATATTCTTTCTTACTATTTTTAGCTGCGTTAGCAAATCTTTCTTCAGGTATCTCATTTGCTTTCTTTATGAATTTCATAAACGTACCTTTAAAGTTTGGATCAGTCTCCATTAAAGCGGGATTCATTTTTAAACCTGAGAGCGCAGAACTGGACCATATACCGTTAGTTTCTGATAATTTTTCTGATAAGGGAGATTTAATTACGAATGGGGAGGTGTTATGTTGAAGAAAATTATGTTCATTACCCAATTCACCATTATAGTTACTTTCTATTTTCCCAAAAGGAGCTCTACTAATAGAAAAGTCAAGTAGTGAATTTTTGTCTGTTGATTTTAAACCTTGAACTGTCATACCAAAATCTCCGTATTGTCTTAGATTTTCACCCATCTCCGAATAGAAAGGTGTCCCAACACTGTTAGTGTGCATATTTAATGGCGTCCTTCCTGTCAGGTTAACATCAACCATATTAGGATACATCTCCTTCATATATGTGGCAAGTGGAGGAGTACTCTTCATAACATATTGTCCTGTTTTATTATCTGATACATTGCGAAGTACGTTATATTGGTTAGGATCTCCTATTCTAAGGCTAGAATCATAACCTCTTTCGGTGAAAGGTATATATTGTTTTTTCTCCCCAGTGTTAAAATGAAAACTAGCTTTAGGATTTAATTTTTGAAGTTGACCTGTAAGATTCATAAATTTTATCTGAGAAGCTTCGTCTGTTTTATTAACCAAACCCTTAAGTTGATTAATTATAGACTGTGATTCACCAAATGCTTGAGTATTATTAAATATAGCATTACTCTTCAAACTCTGGTTAATAGGATTGTTTTTAATACTCAAAAATCTATTAATTGTTCCAGGTTTAGTTAAAGCTTTACTTAGAAGCCTATATGGATTATAATAATGATGCATTTAATAGTTTAGGTTTTAATTATAAAAATACTATAGTATAATATACAAAAATAATAAAAATTTTCCTAACAAACCCCCCACCCGTTTACACCTGAGTCAACTATACCCATGTCCGTAGAGGGGATTCTTGTATGTATGGCGTTCTCAAAAGGTCCTACACTTAGACTCCCTAACAAAATCTTGGACTGGGGTTACCCCCTAAAGAAAATAATTATTAATTAAAAAAGTAAAAAAATGTCTAAAGAAATGTTTTTTATGGAGACTTATAAGTCTTCAAGATCAGGTAAGACTATGTTAGTCTTTTCTGAGAAGAAAGTTGACCAAGATGAGTTAACAAGTGTGCAAGAGCACAATGATGTTGTGAGATCAGGTAGTATCACAACCAAGTTTGCAGGTATTGCCGTTCAAACTTATGGTTCATTCAAGCAAGTTGATTCAGGTGACCAAGTAATTGTTCCGTTAAACGGAGCCTATGACTTTACACCAGAACAACTCACTAAGATGTCAGAGAAAAAGCACTCTATCATCAAGGGTGATCCTGTTGAGTACAAGTCAGGCAACAAGTCAACGTTCCGTTACCTTGGTAAGCTTGACTGCTAATATGTGAGTGAGCATTGCACCGAAAGGTGCTCTGTTCTTCATAAATCACTATCATCAGCGTATATTTAGCGTTAATAATAGTTAATTGTGTGATTAGTTGGTAAAAATGTATGGGTTTGTGTGTTAAACTCTCTATGAGTGGCATACATTCCCACATTTTACCATATCTTACCACAATTGTAATATGTAACAGTATATAAA